TAGTTGCTGGCATCAGGACAGTGTGGGTTCTTTTTAATTTAATCACCTGCTGTTTTATTATGGCATCAGGTATGGTAAACTTAGGTTGGATAGGTTAGGAGGTACGATGATAGAGACAGGCTTAGAACATTCAATAGGTAACATTGTTAATTGGCATTTTGAACGCAACTTAATTGCAGGTTCAGATGACAAGCAACAAGTATTAAAATTAATACAGGAGGTAGGAGAACTATCAGATAGTATTTGTAAAAATGCGTGTCCCATTGACGACATCGGTGACATCATTGTAGTGTTAGTCAACATAGCAGAGCGTAATAACATATCAATTAAAGACTGCGTTGACCATGCTTTCAACGACATCAAAGACCGCAAAGGCACAATGGTCGATGGTATATTTGTAAAAGAAGAAGATAACTTTGACCCCGACTCAATCGGGAATAGATAATTAACTCGGAGAAAACTTATGAAACATTTAATTTTAGTAGCACCATTTGTATTAGCGGCTTGTGGCAGTGTAGAATCTACGCCTGAAGTCGAAGCATTTATTGCGTCAGATCCAGTAGCGGCTATCGAAGCTGTTAAAGAATCATACGAACAAGCATCAGTAGTTACAGTTGAGCCAGCTCCAGTAGCAGAGCCAGCAATAATTAATGATATTATTTCTACTGAAGCTGTTGACATTGTGGAATAAATCCTGTATAATCTCAACTCAATTTTTTAATCACACAAAACGGAGAAATGTAACATGGCAATATTAGAAGGTACTGCATACTGGGCAAGCGTAACTACACCAAACACCACGTTTGAGCCTGTCTATTCGGTTAATCTAGTTGTAGCTGATGAGACTGCACAACAGTTTCAAGAGCGTGGATTTACTATCAAGCAGATGGATGAAGGTCAAGCCATTGTAATTAAACGTAAAGTCAACGGGCCAAACGGCATGGTTCGCCCTGCTCCAAAGCTTGTAGATAAAAACAAACAGCCGTTAGATTGCCGCATTGGTAATGGCTCAGAAGTTAAAGTCCAGTATAAAGAATGGGAGTCTAACTGGAAAGGTAAGATGTTTAAAGGCTTAGACTTTCAAGCTATGCAAGTGTTAAGTTTAATTGAAGTCGGCACACCAGACGGTGCTGAGTTTGATTCATTCGATGATGAAGATATGGAAGGAGAATTTTAAATGAATATTCTGAGTATGGATGGTGTCACTTATGACATTGATAAACTATCTCAGGAAGGGCAGGTTGCTTGCGTACTTTTAAATAAAGTGCAAGGCAAGATCCAAGAAGCAACGATGGAGCTTGATATTTTTCAAGCTTCATCGGTGTCCTTAACTGAAAAAGTTAAAGCCGCATTAACGGATGATGCGGTGGTAGAAGATACGGAGACAGATGAAACCTAAACCCAAAAGGAAACTATCATGGGATTCGTTAAACATAATCAACCCTGCCACGATTGTGGCGGGAGCGATCCAGTATCTATAAACGATGACGGATCAGCGTATTGTTTTAGTTGCAATACATTTTTTAAAGACTATAGTACATCGGACGTACACCACTGTAAAGAGGATAATATTATCGACTTCACTCCGAACAACAATAGCCAAGATTCTTTTGCACCGTCCCGAAACTTTAACACATTGACTGATAGAGGTATAAGTCTAGAAACCGCCAAGAAGTATGGCGTAAAAAGTAAAATGAAAGACGGTAAGATTATCGACCATGCTTATCCGTATTTCATTAAAGGTGAGGAAGCCTCCTTAAAAATTCGTAAAGCTAACAAAGAATTTTTATGGACATCCACGCCAAAAGATGTTGGTCTTTTCGGAGAGCAACTGTTCAAGGCAGGCGGCAAGTTTATTACACTCGTTGAGGGCGAGTGCGATGCAATGGCCGCCTATGAATTGTTAGGTAGCAAATGGCCTGTCGTATCAATAAAGTCTGGTGCGGCAGGCGGTGCTAGAGATGTCAAGAATAGCTTAGAGTTTTTAGAATCCTTTGAGACTGTAGTTATCTGTTTCGATAGAGACAAGGCAGGTAATGAGGGCGCTAGAGAAGTTGCTAAGCTCTTGACACCTAACAAAGCTAAGTTAATGACATTGCCCGAAGACTACAAAGACCCTAATGATATGCTCAAAGCTCGTAAGCATTCGACATTCGTCAATTGCTTTTGGGATGCTAAGGTCTACACACCTTCAGGTATTATGAATCTATCCAACCAGCTTGACGAGTACAAACGTCTACGCTCAGAGAAGTTACCATCTATCCCTTACCCTTGGCGAGGTCTTAACCAGAAGCTAGAAGGTATGAGAGCAGGTGAGCTTATTACTTTAACAGGTGGCACAGGACTTGGTAAGTCTTCTGTGACACGAGAGCTAGAGCATTGGCTTATCAACCACACTGATGACAACGTAGGCATCGTAGCTCTTGAAGAGAACTGGATGCGTACTGCCGAGGGTATCATGGCTGTTGAAGCTAACGCCAAGCTACACTTAGATAGTGTCAAGAATGAAGTAGGCGATGAGCAGTTAGAGCGTTACTACCGTAAAGTATTTATGGGGGAGAACGAAGGTCGTGTGTGGATTCATGCTCATCTTGGTGTCAATCACTTAGATGACATCTTCAGCAAGCTACGCTACTTGATTGTTGGTTTAGATTGTAAATGGGTAGTAGTAGATCATCTACATATGCTTGTGCTTCAAGCCTTAGAGGGCGATGAGCGTAAAGCTATTGATGGTATCATGCACCGACTACGATCTCTCGTAGAAGAAACAGGCGTATGTATGATTCTTGTTTCCCATCTCAGGCGTATTGATGGCAATCGTGGTCATGAGAATGGCATTGAAACTGGCCTGTCCCATCTAAGAGGTTCACAATCTATTGCACAGTTAAGCGATTGTGTAATTGGTTTAGAGCGCAATCAACAATCCGATGACGAGATTGAAGCGTCAACTACTAGAGTTCGTATACTAAAGTCTAGGTATACAGGTAATGTTGGGCTTGCTACTAGCTTGCAGTATGATTTACAAACTGGTAGACTCAACGAGGTAGATGACTATGATCCTAATGAATTTACAGCGGAGGACGAAATATGAATTTATTATTTGATATAGAAGCAGATGGTCTTGACCCAGAAGTACTTCACTGTCTTGTCGCAGTTGATGTAGATACAAAAGATCTTTACAGCTTTGACAATACTCAAATTGCTGAAGGAATTAAACTACTATCTAATGCGGAAAAACTTATTGGTCATAACATCATAGGCTATGACATCCCTGCCATTAAGAAAGTAACTGGCATAGATCTAAGTCACATCAAGACCGTTGACACTTTGGTGCTATCACGTTTGTTTAAACCTACTCGTGAAGGCGGTCATGGCTTAGAGTCATGGGGCTATCGCTTAAAGTTTAACAAAGGCGACTATGGTCAGAGCGAGGGTGCTTGGGATGTATATACACCAGAGATGTTAGAGTACTGTCGCAATGACGTACTTCTTAATCTTAAAGTTTATAATGCCTTAAAGTTTGAGTCTAAAGGATTCACTGCTCAGTCAGTTCGATTAGAGCATGGCGTTTCTAAGATTATAAATGACCAGCGTGAAAACGGTTTTGTAATAGATCAAAGACTTGCCATGTCTTTAGTTGCACAGTTTGAAGAGAAGCTCGCTGACATTATCTATCAAGTTCAAGAAGTATTTAAACCTAAAGTATTAACACAATTATTAACTGCTCAATTCACTAAGTCTGGAGCACTTTCAAAGCTGGCAAAAGATCAAGATGGTAAAGGGATTAGGCTTAGTGAAGACGAGTGGTTTGCACTATCATTAGCTCCTTCTCAACCTCTTAAACGTGAGACTGTAGTAGAGTTTAATCTTGGATCACGCAAACAAATAGGTGAGTATCTAATACAGTTCGGCTGGAAACCCAAGAAACATACAGCTACTGGCCAGCCAATTGTTGATGAGGGTACGCTATCTAAAATTAAAAATATACCAGAAGCACAGTTGATCGCTGAGTACCTTATGGTTCAGAAGCGTTTAGCTCAGGTAAATAGTTGGATAAAAGAAATGTCTGACGATGGAAGAGTGCATGGGTATGTTAATCCTAACGGTGCAGTGACAGGACGCATGACTCACTCACACCCTAACATGGCACAGATACCTAGCTCTAATAGTCCTTATGGTAAGGAGTGTCGTAGCTGTTGGACTGTACCACCTAAACATAAACTGGTAGGCATTGATGCTTCAGGCTTAGAACTACGAATGCTTGCACACTATATGAATGACGAGGGATATACAAATGAAATTCTCAACGGAGACATACACACCGCTAATCAAAAACTTGCAGGACTTGAATCAAGAAATCAGGCTAAAACTTTCATCTACGCCCTCTTATACGGAGCTGGAGATGCAAAGCTTGGACAAGTGGCTGGCAAAGGTAGAGAAGTTGGTAAGCGACTTAGACAATCATTCTTCGATAATCTACCATCATTCAAATCTCTTACGTCAGATGTACAACGAAAAGCAAAAGCAGGCTATGTTAAAGGGCTTGACGGACGTAAGCTAACTGTCAGGTCAGAACATGCCGCACTTAATACATTATTGCAGGGTGCTGGAGCTATAGTTATGAAACAAGCTTTGGTGTTTCTTGATGACAGCCTCAAGGAAACTAAGCTTAGATACAAGTTTGTAGCAAATGTACATGATGAGTGGCAGATTGAATGTCATGAAGATGATGCCAATGCTGTGGGTGAGGCAGGAGTAAAAGCTATCATGGAAGCAGGGGAGGCTTTAGAACTTAATTGTCCTCTTGATGGAGAGTATAATGTAGGAAACAACTGGTCGGAGACACACTAATGAAACAACAAACATTAGATATGATGTTGCACGAACACTCCGACCTTGGTTGCGAGGACGGAAAAACTTGTAGTAAATGTAAAAAGTTTTTGCCGCTTGATGCTTTTAACTTTGCGTCTGGTGGTAACTATCTTAGAGCTGAGTGCCGCAGTTGCAATAATGAAATGCAGAAGGTACGCAAAGCTCTACGAGAAGAACATGGTATGCCACCTGAAGGCTATCACTGTCCTGTCTGCAACAAGAATGCAGAGCAAGTCAAAGGCACAGGCAATACAAGAAACGGATCTTGGGTTCTTGACCATTGCCACGAGACAGGAAAGTTTAGAGGGTGGCTATGCCATAAATGCAACAGAGCATTAGGCGGCTTTGATGATTCCACACAAACGCTCTGGCGAGCTATTAAATATTTAAAGGGGTTAAAATAATGGCAGATTTATCGACAGTAGTTCCACACATCTATGAAGATCTTGAGGGGCTTTCTCGTGGAGATGCCCTTAATATTTCAGATGAGTTACTTGATGAAGTAGCTGACAATATTAAAAGTGCAATTAAATCTTGGGCTAACCCGACACCAAGAGATACTAACTTTACAGTTAGGATGTCTAATGTCGGTAAGCCTGCAAGGCAGTTGTGGTTTGAAAAGAAAGATGAAAATCGTAGTAGCAGTATTGATGCTCCTACACAAATCAAGTTTTTGTATGGTCATTTGTTAGAAGAAATAGTTTTAATGTTAGTGAAATCTTCAGGCCATCAAGTCACTGATCAACAAAAAGAAGTTAAAGTTAATGGCATTGTTGGGCACATGGACTGTAAGATAGACGGAGAAGTAGTTGATGTTAAGACAGCATCTCGCTTTGCATTCAAAAAGTTTTCCGAGGGACGTTTACCACAAGACGATCCCTTTGGTTACATGGGTCAAATCTCTGGCTATGAGACGGCTGAAGGCACAAACAATGGCGGCTTCTTAGTAATGAACAAGGAGAGTGGCGAGCTTTGTATGTATCAACCACGCCAAGAAGATAAACTTAATATTACAGATAAAATAAATAATCTTATTCCTGCATTAAATCTTGACACAGCGCCTGAATTATGTTATGATCCTATAGCTGATGGTAAAAAAGGAAACATGAAACTTCCTAAAGGCTGTACATGGTGTAAGTATAAATACGAATGCCATAAAGATTCTAATGATGGACAAGGACTAAGAACATTTAAATACTCTAATGGTCTTGCTTATTTAACTAAAGTTGTATCAGAACCAAAGGTAGAAGAATACTTATGAATGGAAAACAAGAGAAGAAAATTAGAGCTAAAGCAAAAGCAATAACAGTAGATTGGCTCAAGAGTTTGGTGAACAAAGAAGAAGCTGATAAAATAACACTAGAAAACTATGCAAATAAAATGCCTCGCCAAACTCATTTTTTATTAGAGGGTACAATATACCTCAACTCATTTCATTTGAAGTGGGTAGTTAAAAGAATTAAAAAACTTTTAAAACATAAACCACTAATGGATATTTGCTTGGAGGATTTAAATGGAAATTAATAAAGACGATCTAAGCTTAGAGCATTTAATAATTTCAGCGGGGTTATGGCTACTGCAAAACCCAGAGAAAAAAGTACACGACTTTGATTCAGAATATGTCGTACATCTTAAAGTAAAACTAGAAACAGCCTGCGCTGAAATGCAAGGAAGTGTTCATTGAATAAGTTTAATAAAATAAAAAGAGGCTATCGAAAGCCCAGAGTTAAACGCCCAACTGAAAAGGGTGTGCCTAAAGGTTACGACTCCAACTGGGAGTGTGAGTTACATCAGGGCATCCTTGAGGGTTGGAGCTTCCATGTAGATACAGTTTCGTATGTGGTTGAACATAAATATGAACCAGATTTTATTCGAGATATAGGTGGTAAGAAAATCTTGCTTGAAGCTAAAGGAAGATTCTGGGACTTTGCAGAGTATAGTAAGTACATCTGGATAGCTAAAGTTTTACCTCCAGACACCGAGCTTGTGTTTCTATTTGCAAATCCCAACGCACCTATGCCAGCCGCAAAGCGGAGAAAGGATGGGACTAAAAGATCACATGGCGAATGGGCTACAGCAAACGATTTTAAATGGTTCAGCGAAGATACTATTCCTGATTCTTGGATTAACCCACTAAAGAGAGAGACTTTTGATAATGAATAAAACTTATAGTATAGATGACGCAAGCCCTGCTGATTGGAACAAAGCATCCAGAGCAATTAAAGATGCTGTCGATCATCCTCCTCATTATAATTCTGGAGATATAGAAACTATTGACTACATTATAGATGTGCTTGGTAGACAAGGGGCTATTGATTACTGTCATGGCAACATTCTTAAATATACAGGCAGTAGATTATTTGAAAAGCATAAGCCAGTTGAGGATGCTCGAAAAGCTATCTGGTATTTAAATAAACTTATAGAACTAACAGAGAAGGGACATGGATAGAAAAGACGAAAGACGAGATAGGTTTGATAGGAAAAAAAAATACAACAAAGTTCAAACATCTACCAAACTTAAAAGTGTTAGACGTAAAGAAAACAAAAACATTAAATCACAAATAGAAAAGGAAATATTAGAATGATGGATAGTTATCAGCAATACATACACAAGTCAAGGTACGCTCGCTGGCGTGAAGACGACAATAGGCGAGAGACTTGGGAAGAGACAGTACAAAGATATGTAGATTTTTGGAAAGGTCGTGAGCAAATAGACGACAAGACAGCAGATATGTTGTACGATGCTATTTATAACTTAGAAGTTATGCCGTCTATGCGTTGCCTTATGACAGCAGGCGAAGCCCTTGATCGTGATAATATGGCAGGGTTCAACTGTTCTTATGTAGCAGTCGATCACATCAGAGTCTTTGATGAAATCTTATATGTTCTTATGTGCGGCACAGGAGTAGGCTTCTCAGTTGAACGTCAATCAGTAAACAAATTACCAGAAGTGGCGGAGGAATTTCATGAAACAGACACTACAGTCGTGGTACAAGACTCTAAAATCGGTTGGGCTAAAGCTTACCGTGAGCTGGTTAGCCTTTTGTATTCGGGTCAAGTACCTACTTGGGATGTTAGCCGCCTCCGTAAAAAAGGCGACAGGCTTAAAACTTTCGGAGGGCGAAGTAGTGGCCCTGATCCTTTGGTTAGTTTGTTTCATTTCACTGTTAATACTTTTAGGAATTCTGCTGGTCGGAAACTCACAAGCTTAGAATGCCATGACATTGTATGTAAGATTGCAGAGATTGTTGTCGTTGGTGGTGTCCGTAGGAGTGCGCTTATTAGTTTGTCTAACCTTAGCGATGATCGGATGCGCCATGCTAAGTCTGGTAATTGGTGGGAGACTGATACACAACGTGCGCTTGCTAACAACAGTGCCGTATACACAGACAGACCAGACTTTGAAACCTTCTTGGAAGAGTGGGTTGCGTTGTATAAGTCTAAAGCTGGCGAGCGTGGTATCTTCTCTAGAACTGCGGCAAAGAAACAATCGGAGAGACACGGACGAAGAGATGTAGACCATGCGTTCGGGACTAATCCATGTTCGGAAATAATCTTGAGATCTGCACAAGTGTGTAATCTATCAGAGATAGTTATTCGTAGTACTGACACCTTTGATGATTTAAATCGCAAAGTCGAGATTGCTACTATACTTGGTACACTTCAAGCTTCTCTTACTGACTTCAGATATGTACGATCTATCTGGAAAAAGAACACAGCAGAAGAAGCTCTACTAGGTGTAAGTATGACAGGCATTATGGATCATGCTGTTATGTCGGGCGCTCAAAAGAAAGGCACTTGGTTCGAGCATCCTAACATGTCAAGTCTTCCTGACGTACTTGAAAAGCTCAAAGCTACAGCAGTAAAGACTAATAAGAAGTGGGCTGAAAAGCTTGGTATTAATCAGTCAACTGCCATTACAGCAGTCAAGCCTAGTGGTACTGTGTCTCAGTTAGTAGATAGTGCATCAGGCATACACGCTAGATTTTCTGATCAGTATATTCGCACAGTGCGTAGTGACGGCAAAGACCCTATCTCAGCTTTCTTAGTAGATGCTGGAGTTCCTTGGGAAAAAGATGTCATGAACGAAGACAACTATGTGTTCTCGTTCCCTATCAAAGCTCCTGCTGGATCTACAAGCGTAGACGAGTTAAATGTTCAACAGCAATTAGACTTGTGGGAAATATACCAGAACCATTGGTGTGAGCATAAGCCTAGTGTAACTATATACTACTCAGACGAAGAGTTCTTAGCGGCTGGACAGTGGTTATGGGAACGCTTAGACAGTTGCTCAGGTATTAGTTTCTTGCCTCGTACAGATCATGTGTATCAGCAAGCACCGTATACAGCAATCACTAAAGAAGAAT